CGGTTGCGTGCCAGTGCGTTCACAAAACTGTCATATACCTCGTTGACGCGTTCCTGCATCATTGCGCGTGCCTCATCCGTCAGCGGTTCATAGGGGTTGAATTCCGTCTTGTATTTCCCCTGCTTGATGATGGTCATCTTGATGCCATCCTGCTCAAGTGCCCTGCTCATATCCTGGTGCACTGAAAAGACTCCCACCGAGCCAACTTCAGCATCAGGTGTCACAACCACTTCATCCGCCGCCGTACCGATCCAGTACGCAGCCGATGCCATCAGGTGATTTGCAACCGCCACGATCGGCTTCTTGCCGCGTGCCTCGTAAATGCGGTTCGATACATCTGCAATGCCGTTCGCCTGTCCTCCGGGACTGTTCACATCCAGGATGATCGCCCCGATATCAGGGTTGTCCACCAAAGCCGAAAAGTTCGCACCAAAGCGGTCTGCACTGGTCGCTCCTGATACATCCGTCATCATGTTGGCACGCGGAAAGATCGTCCCGAACAATGGCAGCACTGCCACCATTTTCTGACTGCCGCCTGTTGTCAGATTCCGGTCTGAGGGTCGTGCGGCACCATGAATTCGGGCTTGTACCTCATCCGCATCTAATTTCTCGCCGTTCACATGCCGGATGACGATCTCTTCCAGGACTATCAGCTTATTGGGCAGGATCGCCCAGGGATATTCCATAAAGGCATTCAAAACATAGGTTCTATTGAGCATTTGTATCTCCTGCAGTTGGGTTTGCTCCGATCGGCTGGATGCCGCTGTTCATGAAGTACTGATCTCCAAGATCATAGGGGTCCAGTTCATCTTGTGCACGCGCTTCGTTCGGTGAAATTTGTCCGCTTTGGATCTTCACCGAATTCATCTCCGCCCGTTCTTTCGGGTTCATCCGCAAAAGAGCCTCGCGCTTGAACTTGAAATAATCGCTCCCTTGCAGTGACCTTGGCAGCCAGCGGATGCGTGCCGCCTCCTCCCACGGGATCAGGAACGGGTCCAGTGTCAGCGCCTTGAACTCCTCGAACTTCTGGTAATTGCTGTTATAGGCTTCCTTGCCGCGGTTCAGCATGTGTGCCGCGATCCCGAAGAACAGCGCAATATCGTCATCGGTCGCATTGATCGATTCAAGCCAGTTTGAATCCTTCAATTGCATTTCCACTGGCTTGTATTCCTCGATCTTGCTGTCCAGGATCGCCAGACGGTAGGCGTTATCCGTGCCGCTCATCGACTCTTCATAGGCATCACGTACCTTATCGCGCACTTCCTTGCTGGCATCGCCTTTCAGTTTCATCACCGCCGCAGGCATGAACCCCTGTGCATGCAGCATCGCTTGCGCTTTATTGGCTGCCATTCGCCGCCCGAACGTCTCGCGTGCAAATGTGATCACACCTCTCCCCCACATCCCGGTCTCATCCGGGTTAATCAACAGGTGCAGCACCTCCACTGATGGGATATAGGCGCGCTTCTCGGAACTCGAAAACCTGTGTTCGTACCACAGGTTACCCTGCACATCGAATAGCGGACGTGTTCTATTGGTTGCCAGCACGAACAATTGTGCAGGCGATGTGGGTGGTCGCCAGATCAGACCATTCCCATAGAACAACAGCCATTCCGTGGTCGCCTTCTTCAATTGGAAGGGAGTCCATCCCCAATCGTTGGGCATCACTTGCAGTAAATAGGGCATATTGCGCACGTTTGGGTCTTCATCCACCTCGCTGCGCCTCTTGCCATCCTTGTGATATTGCTTGAATGGCATGCTCGCCACCGCATCGCTGATGATATTCTTGGCACGATAGGCAGTCGCAATGCACTGCGAAGAAAATACAGAAACCACCTCGCCTGATTTGGTCTTGCGCCCAAAGGAAGGCTCATAACCCACGCGCGGACTCGCCTGTGGATCTTCCTTGACTTGACCGGTACTGAATAAGCTACTCAATAGTGGCATGTCGCTCCTTCTCAGCTCTGATCAGGTATGCAAACCCGATCAGAGCCAAACCTGCTGCGATCACGCCCGCAGGGAAATAGATCAACGCCGCACCCACAGCGATGAACACACACCCGAAGATCAACAGCCAGTCATCCAATTCCGGCTTCATATTGCCGCTATCTCCCCTCTCCAAATTGCGTCAGCCATTTGGGGAGGGGTTGGGAGTGGGGTCTCATACCTTCCGAACACCTCCCCCAGCGGACCGCTCATCACCTTCACTCGCTCCACATGCGGCAGCCGGTGCCTGCCTTCCTCGATCCACGGACGTATATAATGATCGAGCGGGAAATCAAAAACAGGCGAATGATACGTGCTCGGTGGGCAGTGTTTCACTTTGCCTTGATAGCAATCCATCCCGCACAACAGCACCGGATCGCATCCCAGCCACAACGCAAACCACGTCGCCGTATTCGAACTGAAATGCCCGGTCCATACATCCACATCGAACTGGATATCACTCGATGGCTCCGGGCTCACATGCACCGCCTGGTGCAGCTTCACTGCCCGCTCTTGTAATGGGTTTGTCTCTGGTGTGTCGTTATAGACCATGAAGTCGGGCTTGCAATAATAAAAAGCGTGATAATTCACCGCGATCAAAATGCACCCACTCGGCAGCCGCGCCAGGTCGCTCGGCAGGCTGGGACCTCCCCCCAACACCGCCGCACATCGTCCCTCGAACCGATCCTTCAATGCAGATAGTTTCACAGCTTCACCTCGAACGGATCTGCGATTCCATCCACCTCTTCCAATGCACCCAGCGGGAACCGCACATCGTTCTTCGAAACCAGCGGCACCATCAAAGGATATCCATTCCCCTGCTGAAAATCTGAGAATGTTGGTTTTCCTCCGCTGTTATGTGTACTCAATGCTCTGAATCTCAGCCACGGATGATCATTCATCCATTCAAGGCTCGGGATGTTATCCGGTGTCAAATGCTCCACCACCAGATAATCACCATCTATTACACCTCTCACCGTCGCACCTCCGCACAGCCTGATCTTGTCGAATCGTGGATAAGGCGCATCCAGGTCGCTGTTTGTAAAATGGTCCCGCAGCGGAACATAATCACTGCTCTGCGGATCGTTCTTCGTATCAAAGCCCTTTCCCAACCCATTCGTGAAGGCTCGCATCCAATCAAAAGCCACCCGCAGCTTCTTCATCGTCGTGTTCGGGTTCATCGCCTTGATCAACTCCTGGCAGTTTTGCGTGATCTCAGTGGCTGTCCCATCGAATAGCCAAAAGACCTCCGGCATCCCGTTTCGCCAGTCCCATCCCTCCTCGTGATAGAACTGACCATGCCCCGACCATGTGAACTTCTTCTTCCAGATCTCGTAATCGTGTAACACGCGCCAATAACGCCGCACATCGGGTGGAGGCACCACCACAGGCGCATCGAATACATCCACGATTACCTGGTCGATCGCCTCTGGTGTCAAAACTGTCACATCGATCCGCTCACTCATCATTCAACCTTCTCCCCTCTCCAAACTTGTCCTGAGCGTCAGCGAAGGATCCATTTGGGGAGGGGCTGGGGGTGGGGTCTATTTTGGCTCCATATGCACCGTCGCGAACCCATCCCGGTATCCCTCGCGCACCACCATCACACCCACATCGAATGGCTGCTTGTCGCTCGGAGGCGGTGTCACATCCACCGGCACTAGGAACGGATAAGCCGGGTCGCTTGGCTTCCCTTCCGAAGACCATACCGGCGTCTGCGGCAATTTCACAACCGAACCGTTCCGCATACACTTCACCACCTCATGCCATACCTCGCCGTTGTAGGTTGTGGTGCTGTTCGAAGTCAGGATGTCACCCATCTGAAAAGTGATCTTGATCGTTCCACCCGGCGTCCCTCTGCCTCGCAAACCGGCAGGTGCAGTAACCTTCATGTCCATGCTTCCTCCATTTGGCGGAGGTGTCACACTTCCGCCCAGCCATGCTTCCAGTTCTTCCCTCGTACCGAAGAACGCATTCACATCGATCACACGATCGCATCCCGGCAGGATCAACTTATCCCCGGTGAATTGCCACATCCGAATCGGACCTGGGCATCTCGCGGCATTTGCTGGACCTGTGAACGGTTCCAACTCCGCCCGCAGTTGGTCCCACGTCAATCGCCTCGCCTGGTCCGGATAAAAAGCGAACGGGTACTGAGCCCACCAGTAATCCATATCCGTGCGCCAATAGCTCAACACGCTCAGGAACCACTCGCCAGTATAGGTTGCCACATTCCACAGGTTCTGAGCCATATGCGTGAACTTGTCTACCTCGTTCGCATATGTTGCAGGCGGATAACCGCTCTTGCGCACTTCAATATCCACCATCACCGCCAGCGCATCGGCTGGCATATGCTCAGCCAGCCACATGAAATTTGCAGCACCATCCACCCACGGGTTATAGACAAAATAAGGAGACCGTACCATATTGCTCGCCTGGCTCCATTGGTTCAGGAAATTCTCATCCATGTGATGTCCCCCGTT